GCTGGTGCTATCATACAAACAAAGAAAGTTCCGCTTTCTTATGCACCTAAGGCTAAGTTTCTTGAAAGAATTAGAGAACATGCCGATCTAGATGCTAGCAATAAAGTAGCATTGAAACTACCACGTATGTCGTTCGAGATACTGGCCTACACGTACGCGCCTGAGAGACAGCTACAAAAGACTGGTAATTTTAGTCGAGTTGGTCTTACTGATAGTGATCGTGTTAAAATATATAGTCCGGTGCCATATACTCTTTCTATGCAGTTAAACATATTTACAAAATCTCAAGATGAAGCTCTACAGATCGTAGAACAAATCATACCATACTTTAATCCGCAATATACTATTACGATTAAACCGTTTAGTGATTATGCTGACATACTAGAAGATTGTCCTATTACACTTTCAGGTATGAGTTATTCAGATGATTATGAAGGTTCGTTGGATTCACGTAGAACGATTGTATATCAATTAGACTTTGAGATGGAAGCTAACTTCTATTCAGGAGTTATAAATACTCAGATAATACGTAAGGTTACAACAGAACAATATTTAATGGATGTTGCAAACGGACTGACAGCAGACAGCGATGTCAAAGTTTCAACGTTAACAGTACTTCCTAATCCTCTTGGTGTGACAGCTGATAGTGATTATGGATTTACAACAACTTTAGTTTCACATGTGGATAGTAGTCAATGACAAAAGAACCAGATAATGTAAGTAATGACTATAACTATTCGCGACAAACATACTATGATCTGATAGAAAAAGGCAAAGAAAGCCTTGACCTCATGATAGAAGTAGCAAGAGAGTCCGAGCACCCAAGGGCTTTTGAGGTTTTATCTGGTATGATTAAAAATGTATCAGATGTTAATGATAAGCTGATGGATCTCAATAAAAAGAATAAAGATATATCTGCAGAAGAGATCAAAAAAATAGAACAAACTACAAATAATTTATTTGTAGGATCTACTGCAGAATTACAGAGAATGTTACAAGATGATGAAACAATGAGTAATGTGGTAGATATTACACCGCAATTAAAAAAAGATGATGATAACAACTGATAAAACCACTTATTTAGGTAATTCTCAAGTAAAAAGAGATGGCGTAGATGAAGAGTGGACAAAAGAGCTTATAAAAGAATATCAAAAGTGCATGAAAAATCCTGCATATTTTGCTACCACTTATTGTAAAGTTATAAGCTTAGACAAAGGCCTAGTACCCTTTGCTTTATATCCTTATCAAAAGAAGATGTTTAAATCATTTGATGAGAATCGATTTAACATTGTATTAGCATGTCGCCAGTCCGGCAAATCTATATCTTCGGTTTCATATCTACTATGGTATGCCCTCTTTCACACAGAAAAGACTATTGCTATATTAGCAAACAAAGGTGCGACTGCACGTGAGATGCTGGCTCGAGTTACATTGATGCTAGAGAATCTACCGTTCTTTCTTCAGCCTGGCACAAAGGCATTGAATAAAGGATCTATTGAGTTTAGTAATAACTCACGAATCCTTGCAGCTGCCACATCTGGTAGCTCGATACGTGGTTTATCTGTATCATTATTGTATCTCGATGAGTTTGCGTTTGTTGAAAAAGCAGCAGAATTCTATACATCTACCTATCCAGTTATTTCATCTGGTACAAGCACAAAAGTTATTATTACATCTACGGCCAATGGTATTGGTAATATGTTCTATAACCTATGGCAAGGTGCAGAACAAGGCGTGAATGATTATAAACCATTTAGAGTAGATTGGTGGGACGTTCCGGGACGAGATCAGAAATGGAAATTGCAAACTATTTCGAATACATCACCGTTACAGTTCGATCAAGAGTTTGGCAACACGTTTTTTGGTACTGGTGATACACTTATTAATGCCGAAACACTTATGAAACTGAGAGCAAAAGCCCCATTTAAAGTCGGAGAAGGTGGTAACTTATTAGTCTATGAAGACGTCAATAAGAAGCACGATTATATTATGTGTGTTGATGTTGCAAGAGGAAGAGGACAGGACTATTCTACTTTTACCTTAATCGACATTAGCACGAAACCGTTTAAACAGGTGGCTGTATATCGCTGTAATACTATATCTCCTATTCTCTTCCCTACTATTATATATAAGTACGCAGTTTTATATAATAATGCATATACGGTTATTGAATCAAATGATTCAGGACAAGTCGTATGCAATGGGTTATATCATGATTTTGAGTATGAAAATATGCATGTTTCAAGTTCAATCAAAGCAAATGCTCTTGGTACTGAGATGACTCGTAAGGTAAAAAGACTTGGGTGTTCAGCAATAAAAGATTTATTAGAGACCGAAAAATTAGAGATAATTGACGAAGAAACCATACTTGAGATATCAACGTTCATATCAAAGGGCCAATCATACGAGGCATCTGATGGCAATCACGACGATATCATGATGAACCTCGTAATGTTTGGATACTTCTGTTCAACTGAGATGTTTAGGGATCTTACCGACATTAATATAAAACAAATGTTGTATGATCAAAAGATAGCAGAAATTGAAAATGACATACCTTCATTCGGATTTATAGATGATGGCAGCGATGCGATCAAGCAAATTGAACGAGATGAAACCGATCACCCCTGGGCTATCGAATATGAGCAAGATTTCTAATGTTATAAATAACAGTATTGAATATCCGTATTATGAAAACATATCATTTAGGTTCAAGAAGGACATAAAACCATGGCAATAGGTACACCATCAGAATCTCCAGCGATTATCGTTACGGAGATCGATAGAAGCGGTGTAGTACCAAACGTTCAAACAACAACAGGCGCTTTTGTAGGCAATTTTAACTGGGGACCTGTACAGCAGGCTACGCTAGTTTCAAATGAAACAGGTCTTGTTGAAGCGTTCGGTTCTCCCGATACAACAAATACAATAGAATTCCATAGTGCTGCATATTATTTGCGGTATTCTGGTTCATTACAAGTAGTCCGCGAAGTTACAGGTACAGCTTTTAACTCTTATGACTCTGACGCGAATGCGACAGTTTTAGCTAAAAATAGAGATAATTGGGATGATCAAGTTTCAGCTAGAGATAGTGACAAACATACGTTCATTGCAAAATACCCTGGTACCTTAGGTAACTCATTAAAGGTTTCGTTTCTTCCGGCAGATTCCGGTGACGCAACAACAATCTTTGATGCATGGACTTACAAGAGCTCATTCGACGCAGCACCAACAACATCTGTTCACGCAGCTGATAGAACAGCAACATCTGATGAAGCGCACGTTGCGATCATCGATGAAGATGGTTTAATAGGTGGAACTAAAGGTGCAGTTCTTGAAAGATTCCCATTCGTTTCAATAGCACTCGGTGCGTTGAATGCAGACGGATCTACTAATTATATTAAAGATGTTATTAACAACTCATCAGAATATGTTTGGATGGCTGGTTTCGGCGATGCAAGTAAATTCTCTCCATTAGCAGGTACAGCTGCAGATAGCGGAGATAGCTTTTTACAAACAAGTAGTTCACCAGCAGCTATTGAGATATCATTGAAAAATGGTGCTAACTCTGCTGCTCTGACTCCAACCGAGTTTGCAACTGGTTTTGACAAATACGAAGACGTAGATGCAATCACAGTTGACTTCCTCATCGCTCCAGGCATGAATGCAAGAGCAGATCAAACAACTGTTGTTAATGACCTTGTTGCAATAGCACAAACAACTCGAAAAGATTGTGTTGTAGTTGCTTCACCTGCACGATCAGATATCGTTGCATCCACAACTCCGGTAACAAGTGCTGTCACAACTGCTGACACATTTACTAAATCATCATATCTCTTTATGGATAATAACTATCTGAAAGTGTATGACAAATACAATGATAACTATATCCAAATACCGGGTGCTTCAAGTACTGCTGGTATTATGGCTGCATCTGACTTCAACACAGCTCCTTGGTTCTCACCAGCTGGCCCACGTAGAGGTCAATATGTAGGTATTACATCATTAGCTTACTCACCTAATAAATCAGAAAGAGATACTCTCTATAAAGCTGGCGTTAATCCTATATCTAACATACCAGGCCAAGGAGTACTTCTTTTCGGTGATAAGACTAAATTAGCAAGACCAAGTGCATTCGATCGTATTAACGTACGTAGATTGTTCCTTGCAATTGAAAGAGCTATTGCGATAGCCGCACGTAATGTAATGTTTGAATTCAACGATGAGTTTACTCGGGCTGAATTTACTAACGTTATAGAGCCCTTCCTGAGAGAAATTCAAGGTAGACGCGGTATAACTGACTTCAGAGTTGTTTGTGATTCCACAAATAACACAGCAGCAGTCATTGATCGGAATGAATTTAAAGCAAACATCTTCATCAAACCAGCACGTTCAATCAACTACGTAACTCTAAACTTCGTAGCTGTCAGAACTGGTGTTGACTTTGAAGAAGTTGTTGGCACAGTTTAATTGACAGATAGGAGAATATAAACATGGCTATTCTTGGAGTA